CAGACAAAGCAAGGGATGTTACGGATTCTTTTACTAAATCAACAAGAAGATACATTGCGTTAATGTGTGTGTTTGCAATTTTAGTATTACCTAAACTTGTATTTCTTATAGCTCCTGAAACTCCTATTTATGTAGGTTATACCGAAGCAGTCATGGAAGGATTTTGGATATTTTCATATTCAGTAGATGTAACAGAATGGAAGCCAATGACTGGATTAGTTATCACGCCCCTCGACACGCATGTAGTTAGCTCAATCATTGGTCTCTACTTTGGAGGTAGCCTAGTAAGGCGGTAATGGCTGCATTTAAAATAAATAAATTTAGAGGCTCATCTCCTAGAGTAGCTTCAGAGTTACTAAAGCCTGGTTTTGCACAAGAAGCTCTTAATCTGAAGTTGTCGTCAGGTGATTTAGTTCCTTATAGAGCTCCAGTTGTTATAGATAATACACAACGTACAGTAAATGTAAGTACGATATATGCTTTAAAAAATCCTGATACAAACGCTTTAGCATGGCTTAGTTGGACTACAGATGTTGATATTGTTACAGCCTCAGACTCGTCTGATAATGAGCAACGATTTTATTTTACAGGAGATGGAGTACCAAAAGTTTCTAATTATTCTTTATCCACAACAGGTTCTGAGCCACATCCATCGACAAGCGGGTATTATGAATTGGGATTACCATTACCTACAACTGTGTCTACAGCTACGGCTACATCTTTTTCTGTAGTTAGTTCAACTCATTACGAAAGAGATTCTGGCAATACAGCTACAGTATACGGAGGAACGCACAACTTACGTACAGGTAATGTAGTATCTATACGTGACTTTGCAAGCACAGATGAAGCTAAAGCTTTTAATACTACAAATGTAGAAATAACGGTTCTTAATGCTACAGATTTTCAATACTATAATCCAGGTGCTGCGGTGTCTAAAACATCTAATACAACTGGTAGGATTGACATGGCAGGTAGCACACAAGTTAGAACTTATATATATACATGGATTACACCATGGGGTGAAGAATCAGTACCTTCTTCAGTTTCAAACGAAGTCTACATAAAAGAAGGACAAACAGTTACTGTAGGGAATTTACCTAGTGCAAAACCTTCTGGAGATAATTTTGTACGAGGTGTAAGGTTATATCGTAGTATTACATCAGCAGCAGCTACTGATTATTTTTTATTAGATACTCTATGGTTTACTACTTCTACAGTAAGTTTTTCTAGGGCTAGCAATGTAGCTACCGTAATACTTGCTCTTCCACATAATATGATTGTGGGCAACAGGTTTAAAATAAAAAGCACCACTATAGACAGCGGAGGATTTAATGTTACGGGGGGCATTGTTGTTAGTGTTATTGATAAGTACTCATTTACCTATGCAGATTCTGGCAGCAACGTTAGTATCACAGGAGATACAGATGGTGTTCTATGCCACGATGTTGCTGAAGTTGTAGCAGATACAGCTAGATATTGGGGAGATAGTAACTACAATTTTACAGATGATTTTTCAATCTCAGGTCTTTCTACTGTTATAGCCTCTGAGTTTTATGACAAACCAAAGTCTACTATGAAAGGCATAACAAACTACCATAGAAATATGTTGGTAGGATTTTTTGATAATCAGTTATGTATATCATTCCCTAATAAACCACACGCATGGCCTGAAAAATTTAGGCTAACTTTAAACTCTAACATAGTTTCTATAGCTGTAAATGGTGGGTATATATTAGTTTTAACAGAATCGTATCCATATATTATATCGGGAAATAGTCCAGCATCTATGAGTGTAACTCGAATTGATGCTAACTACCCATGTCTATCAAAACAATCTGTGGTAAATGTTGGAATACAAGGTGTAATGTGGGCAACACATGGAGGCATGGCAGCATGGAAAGGAGGAGGAGGAATAGGTATCTCTACAGTTCTACTACATGACTGGGATACATGGGGGGATTATTTAGACCCCACTACTTTAATTGGGCATTATTATAATGATAAATATTTTGGCTCTCATGAATCAGGGTCATTTACTTTTGAAGTTGCTGAAGATGGTGGAACTTTTGTTTTAATTAACTATAAGTTTACCGCAGCTTACACTGACCCTATTTCAGGGACTATGTATTATACCTCAGATACTTCAGGGGATATTATAGAGTGGGATAATAAAACTCAGATACTGGCACCTATGGAATGGAAATCAAAAACTATTACTATTCCATCATATTCAAATATGGGAGCTGCTAGAGTTGTAGCTGACTACACTGTAACTAGTGCAGAAACTCTTATTAATACTAACTACAATAACTCTGTAGCTGTGTCTAATGCTAGTGTATGGACTGCGTCACAACAACTTGGTTGTTTAAATGGACCTACTGACTATGCAGTTTCTGGTATAAGACAAGAGAACAGCGGTACATTAAATGCATTCCCTATAAATGGAGATGGACAAACTAAAGATTTAGTAGAAGTTACAGGAACTTTACCTATAACATTTAAACTGTTTGCTGATAAAGTTCTTATATTCCAAGGTACTGTATCGTCTAGTAATATATTTAGATTACCATCTGGGTATAGGTCTGATACATTTGAAGTAGCTGTATCAGGTTCAGCAAGAGTTAGAGCCATACACATTGGGGAAACGCCAATAGGATTAAAAGCTATATGAGTAACAGATTTATATCCGTACCAGCCGTACCTACTAATACTAACTTAAGCCAGCAAATAACTGTGCTAATAGAAAACATAAAAGAAAATGTTGAGTTGCTTACAGGTCTTAGAGATGAAGCAGATGCTATTAGTAAATCAATTACACAAGGACAAGTAACACTTTTAAATATGTCTATTCAAAATATGCGGCAAGTAGCTGCTAAAGGAGTAGGCTTTACAATAAGTGGGGAAAAAGTTGCTAGCCTTGATGACTATGGTAAACTAATCGTAGATGTACAAACACTAGCTAATGATGTTAAAGTTACTAGAGATGTGTTAAATATTTTAATAAGGCAATTAAAGGGGTCAGCGTAATGGATAAAGATATAAATGTAAAGTTGGGTGCTGTAGGTACAAATGCCGATACATCTTTAGACTTACCACCACAAATTGAAGCCCTACTAAATATGGGTGGACCACAACAACCTATGACTAATTCAGTTCCATCTTATGAAGTAGGTGGCATGGTGCAACCTGCTGGTGTTCAACCTATGGGTGCTCAACCTATGGGTGCTCAATCTGGGCCTATGAATGGACAGATGATGGAGATGCAAATAAATCAAATGGCAGCACAAAACCCTGAAGTTGTAGCAAGAATTAGAGCGGCTATTGAAGCTGGACTACAAGCAGGTGAGTTAAGTATGGAAGAGCTAAACATGGCTATAGAACTTGCTAAGACAGTTTTACAAAATCCCGAGATGTACCCACAGGTTAGACAATTTGCTATACAAAAAGGACTAGCTGGAGAAGGAGATTTATCAGTAGAGTATGATGAGGGTATAGTAGTTGCTTTGCTTATGGCAGCCAAATCAATGGCAACCGATATAGAATTTGAAGGTCAACAGTCAGCACAAGAAGTACAAGAAATGCAAGCAGGGGGGGTTTTAGAAGGACCGTCTCATGATGACGGAGGCATACCAGTTAAAGTAGCTGGAAGTGGAAGAGCTGAAATGGAAGGCGGAGAATACGTCATACCTAAAAGTGTTGTTATGGCTAAAGGCACAGATTTTTTTGATAAGATGTTAGCTAGCTATGAGGATAAACCGGATGCTTCATGAAATAAAAAATACAACTAGTTCGACATACACACCACAACTTCTCTCCACGAAAGAACTTATAGATAAATACTGGGGTCAATGCATTCCACTATTAGAAAAATGTATCGACAGACAGATGCATGGTGAGATGGAAGTAGAAGATATATACACTCGTGCCTTAAAAGGAGAGATGTATATAATCGCAGTTAAAAATGATACACCAGAAATACCTGATGTAAAGTTAGTTCTAGTATTAGAACTTATATACTACCCAAGGTTTACAGCTATGAATGTTGTAGCATTAGGTGGAAAAGATTTAAAGAATATGATAAAAATGTTTTGGCAACACGTTTGTGGGTGGGCTCGTATATGCGGAGTAACTAAAATGGAATGCTCAGTACCTCCTGCTATGGAAAGAATTTTAACCGATGTAGGATTTAAACCAACCTATACTCAAATGCGACAAGACTTAACGGAGGTCTAGATGGATACTGTAAGAATAAACCCATTAATAGTTTCGGTAAGTCCTACTGACCATACTTTAATATCACCAATTCAACCTACAATGCATAAAGGCGGACTAGGAAAACTACTATCTATAGCCGCTGCCGTAGCAATACCTTTTGCAGCCCCAGCTATTGCAGGTTCAATAGCAGCTTCGGGATATTTATCTGCTACTATGACAACTTTTATGACCACAGTAGGTGGTAAAATGATGGTAGGTGCAGCACTAGGAGCAGTTAGTGCAGCAGTACAGGGTCAAAATGTATTAAAAGGAGCACTCATGGGTGGAGCAACCACAGGAATTGCTTCTTACACAGGAGCAAATGATTTCTCAGGAAAAGAAGGACTAGGAGCAGCAGAAGGTGCGGCAGGATTACAAGGTCCAAATACATACACAGGTGGATTTGGTAGTGCTACTGCTGGAATAGGAGCAGAACAAGGAACAATGTTAGCAGAACAGACAGCTGCTTTTGGAAGCAACCTTGCAGCAACCCCATTATCACTTACACAGTTAGCTAAACAAACAGGTAGTGCGGTAGCAAGTAAACTAAAAAACACTGATGCTCTTGCTAATATTACTATGCAAGCAGTTGGTAATTTACTGGGAGAAGCAGCAGTTCCTGAAGGCTCACTAGCTCTACTATCACCAGAAGAACAAGCATTAGTTGAAGAGCGTACAGCGGAATTAAAAATTTTAAGGGATAGAGACAACGAAGCATATCTTACACAAATTGATTTATCAAAAAAATATATGGTTCAAGCAGGACAAATTGACCCTACTTACTTTGCTAATCAAGAAGCAAATAAATCTAAAGTTGAGTCTGGTCGGACTATAAATAAAATAAAAGAACAAGCAGCCCTTAGTGATAAAACTTTTACAGATAACGAAGCAAACAGATTTGGTCTAGATGCAGCTAGATTATCCGCTTCAAAATATGATGAAGGATTTACAACTGGGTTGAACACTAAAAATGCTTATATGAATCAAGCTATGTCTACAATGCCTAAAAGTGCTCCAACTAATTACAGTAAAGGTTTAGCAGGATTACAAGATGTATATAAAGGCCAAAGAGAAGAAGCTAATGAGGAAAGAGACAGCTATCAAACGTTGTTCGCTGGTATGAATACTACAGAAGGCAACACTAATGAAGAGGCAGCAAAAAAAGCTAAATTGTATGACTTAGAACAACAGACTAATAAAGTAAAAGCAACAATTACTACATAGGATAAATTATGGCAATATTAAAACCTTCTGAATATATGCAAGCTGTAAAAGACGCTAGTGGGCTAAGAGATTTACAGCGTACTAACCAAGCAAGAAGTGATTTCCAAGAGTTTACTCCAGACATAAAAAGAAAATCTGCAGGTTTAAAACTAGGAGCTCAACCTGAAACACGTTCTATGATTAGAAAGAATGTTGACGGTAGTTACGGCACAGACACAGGACTTGATGAGCTTAATAAAACAGGAAAAATTACAGGGAATAAAGTTGGTTTAATAGACCCGAATAAAGCTCCGCCTCCAAGTGAAGCTGCTATGAAAATTAATTATAATCAATACCAAAATACAGTTGACGATAGATTTAAAAACGCAAGTGTTACTGGTCTTACACCTAATATATTTGGTTCATCATTCGGAAGAGCTATAGATTCATTAGCTGGGGACAAAGATTATTTACTTAATGCAGATGGTGAGCCGATAAGTGGGACTGGAGCCATAGGTCGTGCTATTTTTGGTAGTACGGGTGTAAATGAAATTGACGAATACCAAACAAAAAAAGCTATAGCTGCAAAAATAAATCCTGGAGGTTTTGTAGAAGGTATAAAAGATGTTGATACCTATTTAGAATATGGACAACCTAATATGAAACCTGGTCCTGCAGCAGATGAATTACAATCTAGAATAAATAAAAAGAGAATGGACAGGCTTTCTACAACATTAGATTTTACTAAAGATGAGCGAAAAGAATTAGATAGAGTTAGTAAACTTACAGACCCAACCGAAAAAGATGAAGCTAGAATAACAATAGCTAAAAAAATAGATGTAAGAAGGCAAAGAGAAATATTAAATAAAATTAAAGATATGCCTGAAGGCCCAGTCAAAAGAGCTAATCTTGAAGAATTTAAAAGTAACTTGCGAGCATCTATTATTGAAGATGAAATAGTATATAGAGCAAAAGGAGATGGTAGTTTTGAAACTGTAGGAGTTCCTAAAATATTAGCAGAAATACAAGGTATACAAAATACTACTGACCCAAGTGAGATAACTAGTACTTTTCAAAATGTTACCCTTAACTCTGCTAATGATACTGTAAGAATGTCTATACAAAAAAGAGATGAGATTGTAAGACAAGCTAACATAGCTAAGTCTAGAGGTAATGAAAAAGAATTTAAGCAACTTAAAAATCAATTGTTTGCACTCGATAACGGTATAGTTCTAGCACAAGGTATGCAAGGATTAAATGATATAGACGTAGGTGATACAAGAAGATTAAGTGCTGCTCTGTCAAATTCTTTAGGACGTAGTGTACAAATTACACCAAGAGATGATGATTTTTTTGATGTTGTAGGTTTAGGCGACCAGCCACGAAAAATGTCTGCTGTTGATATAAAGCGTAAAGGACGACTTATATTTGACCAAGCATATAAGAAACAAATGAATGATATAGCTATGGAGACAGCAAAACTAGAACTTAAAAACAAATTAGAAATCAAAAAAGAATTAATAAAAGGCACAATAGAATATAATCAAGCTATAGCAGTAGAAAGAGAAAAACGAATAACTGAGCTAAAGAAAAAAGGATACACAATCACTAAAACAGATGATGGAACTGTTATTGAGAAAGACGGAGCTATAGGTATGCTCGATGTAAGAATGGGCGAAGACGCATTAGGTGAAGACGCAGAATTTCTTTACATAAAAGATATAAATACAATGGAGCTAGGTGCTCCTCTTGGGTTATCTGTTTCAGATTACATTAGTGAAACACAATAATAGAGGTTTATAATGGCAATACGTGCAGGTTTGTATACTCCCACTGCTGAAAGCGTTGCTGAAAGTATACCTAGTGCCGAAAGCGTTGCCCAAAGAATAGATAATGTACCTTCTCTTAGTGAGTTAGAATTAGGTAATCAAGCACTACTTGCTAATATGCAAGCAACAACTGATGCTATTGGCTATGAGCCACCTGATGAAACCCCTCAAGTTTTTTATAGCCCAAGCACTAGAAAGATGTTTGTCAACGGCTTGATGTTTGATGATGACGACGCTAAGACAGCATTAGAGTCTGTAGAAAAACTTAAAGACAGACCATTAAAACCCTCTAGAAATGTAGCAACAGACTGGTCAAGAGTTAACCCTAAAGACTACGGCTCATACATTAGAGGAATTAAAAACCCACAAGCAGGCAGACTAGCTGCAGAAAACTTTGATATAGGTGGTAGCAACCTAAAGCTATTGGGTGGAAGAGCAGCACAATTTTTTGGAGCTGAAGAGACAGGACAAGGATGGGTTGATTCAGCTGTTAGAGAGCTAGAAAAGAATGAGCCTTTTCAAAGAGAGTTTACTAATATTAAATCAGGCTACATATCAGACGGAGATGCAAATGAGTCTCATGATGCTATAGATTGGTTCATAGCTAACCTTGCTCAACAAGGTCCTAACTTAATAGAATCCGTAGCAGCTGCATTATTAGGTGGTTTAGCTGGCGGTGTAGCAGGCGGTAATCCATTTACTGCTGTAGGTAGTGCAATAGCTGCTGTTATGGGCAAAGCATCTTATAAAAGTGCTGTAATAAAAGCAGCTAAGAACTATAAAAAGGGCAAAGGCTCTCTTAGTGATGGGGATAAAAAATTACTTCGTGAGGTATCAAGCTTAACGGCTGTTGCTGAACGACAAAATCCTAATAAGCTTATGGGTATAGCAGTATATCCAGGTTATAAACAAGCAATCCTTAAAAAGAATAAAGCTAAACTTGATGTAGTTATAGATGATGGAGTACCAGGAGCTGCCCAAAGAATACGTGACGTAGGTAAAGGACAAGCTATATCAGGTGGTGCTGCATTAGGAGTTGGAACTAGTAGTTATGGTATAGGTCTTGGAGACGTATACGGCGAGCAAAGAGAGATGGGTCAAGATAATAGGGTGTCTGCGGCTCTTACTGCAATACCTTATGCTGCAATGGAGATGCTCCCTGAGTTTCTTTTGGCTGCAAGAATATTTAAAGTTAGCCCAAAAAGAATAAACAAAACATTACTAGAAGGAACTGACCAAGGTGGAAGAACATCAAGAGCATTAAAAGGATTTGGAGTTGGTGGTGCATTAGAAGGTACAACAGAGGTAGCACAAGAAAGTTTAATACTAGCTAACACAGGACAGTTTGATATTAATAGCCCTGAAGTTGGAACTAGATTAATCAATGCGTTTGCAGCAGGATTCTTTGTTGGTGGTCCAATCGGTGGTGCAGCTAACTTACTTTCTAAACCTAGTGCAAATATATTAGACCCAAGTAATACAAATACAGAGCCACCCATATCTAATGCACCTTTATCAGGTAAAGAAAAACTTACAACAGGTACTGCAACTTTATCAGGAACAACTGGAGTCCCAGGTATAGGTCAACAACTACCTTTACCTGGGACTGAAGGAACTGTTAAGGATAGACTTAATACTGATGCTAGAGAATTAAATAAACTTGAGCCAGTGCCTGATACACCAGAAGTTGCTACTGTATCTAGTCAAACAAATATACCTGACCTTACAACTAAAAAAGAAATAAATGCGTTAGAAAAAATAATAAGCAAAAACGAAAACAAAAACAAAAAGGAAGGAGACCAATTAGAACTTAATGTTGAAACATCTGAAACAACTACTGAAACAAAAGATACAGATACTAACCAAGGAATAAAAGACGCTGAAGAAATTTTAAAAATTGCAGAAGCTGCAACTACAACATCAGGTAAAAAAACATCAGGTAAAAAAACAACTACAACATCAGGTAAAACAAAATTAACTGTTCAAGATAAATTTAATCAAACATTAGCTGAAATAAAAACTCTTGATAAAACAGCTTTATCAGTATACAAATTTAAATCTGTTCCAAAAGTTAAAGGTAGAAGTAAAACAATAAGTGATTACTTAACTAGAGGAGAAGAAGTAGCAAATACAGAAGAACTATCTAACTTACTAACAAGAAAATTAAGTAGGAAAGTTACTTTAGAGAGAGAAGGTAAAACAGGTAATTTAGAGCATAGAAACACAGTAGCTGATATCGAAGCAATACAGAGGTACTTACAGTTATTATCAGTACCACTAACAATAGCAACAGATAAAAAAGATTCAACAGCAGGCGAAGAAGAAGAAAAAGCAAAAGTTGTGGAAGCAATTTTAGCAGAAGATGATGCGAAAAACAGCATGGATGATAAAATACAAAACCGATATGGAGACCTTTATAAAAAAGGAGAAAAAAAAGCTGAGCTAGCTGCATTAGAAGAAGAATTTGAGGGTATAACTGAAGAAAGAAAAGCAAATGCCAATAAAGAGCAAGGAACAACAGATGTCTTACCTGAAACTACTGAAGAAATAAATGCAGTAGATAGAGCTAAGACTAAATTTGACCCTCGTGAAGAACCAAGTTTAGTAGATGAAAGTAACGCACCTGAGCTAACTGTAAAAAGACAAAAGAGAATGTCTAAAAATAATGCTCCAGATGAAATATCAGGTGGTACAGAAGAAAGTAATATTACTGACCCAGACCGTAGAAAAAACCTATTTGAAAGTATAGATTATGTCCAAAAGAATAGAGGCAACATAACACCTGAAGGCTTAAAAGAACTCTATGGGGATATACTATTTAATATAATGGTGATAGCAAAAAATCCTAATACAGTAGATACGAGTAAAGTAGTTTTCTATCAAGGTGCTTTTTATAGAGGGGGTATTGTAATTAATGGTAGATGGCCAAGTATAAGAAATGTTGTACCAAATCTTTTAGCTCATGAACTAGGCCATGCTTCACATGCGTATTATGGTGCAGGTATAAATAACCAATCAACTATAAAAGACGAACTAAAAGCTATAGAAAACTATATGTATCCTGGTCTTAGAGAGAAAATATTAGCTGCAGAGAAAAAAGGTAAGAACATAGACGCAACATTTTTTAATTACCTACTTAGCCCTGAAGAATTAATTGCAGAATTTAATGTTAACAGAATACTCAACCCAGCTGAGACACAACCCTTAGCACCCATAATTTACCAAACACTAGAGGCTGCACAAAAACAACCTGACTTAATAAAAAAGAGAAAAGTTTTTCCTAGTGGCTCTATTTTTGGGTCAGTAGTTAAAGCAGACAAAAATTTTGATGGAAACTATGCTCCTTACAATCCACGAATAAAACAAAACAATTTAAAAAGAGGTGAAAACAATGCCAATACGAAGCAAGGAACAACTGAAGTGGTTACAGGCAAACAAACCGGAAGTAGCAAAACAGTTACTACAGGAAACGCCGAAAACTCTAACACTACCAACGAGGCTGGGACTAAAAAGCCTGTCGGAAAAACGGAGAAAAGAAAGAAAAAACTACAAGTTGAGAAAGAAGAAGACACCACTGGGCAAACTGACAAAAAACCTGTTACGGAATCAAGCGATAGCACGAGGAAAAATAAAGTAATAGAGGAACTTTTACGCCAAGAAGAAATAGATGAAATAAGAAGGGCTAGAAAAAAACCAAAAGACTTTAAGGCAGAATACAAAGACACACAAGAAGCTTGGGATAATATTAAATCGTTAATACCTGGGGCTGAGTTTATAGGAAAAATACCTGGACCAATAAGTGATTTTATAAGTACAGCTGTAAAAGAAAGTACAGTAATAGATACGAAAGAAATTAGAGATATGTTCCTTGGCTTGACTGAGCAAGACTTTATAGATGTAGGTGTAGAACCAACAGCATACACCAAAATGCGTAGAGCACAGTATAAAGCAGCTCTTTCAAATAATGCTACTAAAGAAAGTTTATTAGCAGAGATAGTAGATATAGGTTGGTTAGATAAACGAAATAAAATTTATGGGGATACTACATTTAATGATGAAGCAAACACACTAGCTCGTAATTTTTTAGATACTTATTTTGCAAACACAGGACTATACACTGAAAACGAAGCCGCTGTATTAGACGATATAATATTTGATAGGCTTACAACTAAAATATATGAAGAAGGAGCTACAGGTTTAGCTGGTACAGTAAAAAAATCAGAGCTTACAATAAAAGAAACTATTGCATGGACTAAAAGAAGAGGCACGTATCAAGCAGTAATAGACCAGAGACTAAAAAAACTGGGTAGAAAATCTACTCTTACTGGTGCGGCTGAAATAATAGCAAAAAACCAACCAAAAGATGTTAAAAAAACTGGTGTTACTGACACTGAGCCAGATTACACAGCTATTCAAATTCATGACCTGATTAGAAACCAAATAAAAGAAGCACCTGGCACAGTACCAATAAAACAGTTAGCAAGAAGTAAACCTAAAAAAAGAATAGAAGAAAAATTTGCAGAATTATCAGATGAAGATAAGAACTATGGATTAGATAAAGAAGGCACATTACTTAGCGATTACTTTACTGACAAAGGTAAGTTAATAACTTATAGAACTACATCAGTTGAAAATAGTCCTATATTTAAACCTATAACAAAACAAGGTTTAAAACTAAGAGACGCTCGTATTAAAACAGAAGCAGAAAATAAAGCAGCCGACTTAAAGGAAGAAAAAAAAGTTAAAGCAGCTAACCTAAAGAGAAAAACTCGTATTAAAACAGAAGCAGAAAATAAAGCAGCTGACAAAGAAGCTAAGAAAAAAACAAAAGATACACCACAAGGTCAAGCGTTCTTAACTAAAAAAGTTTTAGACGAAAAAGATATAGACGATTTGTTAGCAGATGTAGATGATGACCCAGATGATACAACCTTCTTTAGACTTGATGGTTCTATTATTAAAAATCCAGTACCTATACTTAGAGTCAGAGCTATTGTAAATAAAGCTCTAAGCAAACTCCAACTAAAACCTAAAGCTACAGTAGTTAAAGATAAAGCAGAACTAGAATCTAAATTCCCTGAGCTATACGAAAGAGCAGTTGCAGGTAGGCAACAAGGAGACTTTGATACAACAAACTTTGCAGCTTTTGCATTGGGTGATGAGATTGTTGTGCTTGCTGACAACATTAAAACTGAAGAGCAATTAAAATTTATAGTAGCTCACGAAACGTTAGGTCACTTTGGACTACGAGCGTTCGTCCCCGACGGTAAACTAAATGCAGTACTAGAAGATTTATATAACAGCGAAGGTCATATCAAAGCTGTTGCAGACATGCATATAAAAAATGGTATGGATAAATACATAGCTATTGAAGAAGCCATGGCTAACGCAGCGGCTACCTTAGATGTATCAGCTATACAAAGAATATGGTTTGCAATAAAAAACTTCCTAAATAAAATTGGTATTAAATTTGATGATGACTTGTCGAGATACATACTAAGTCAATCACGTAGGAACTTACGCACAGGTGGTGGTAGTTACTTTAACTTAAATCAACTTGTAAGTAATATAGAAGATGAGTATGACAGGGCTACGCAAACTAGATTTAATACAGAACAACACAACACTGATTTACCAGCGTCTGTCTTTGCGATGAATGGTATAACTTCAAATGGTGCATTCAGTTCCTTCGGTTCCTTCGGTGGATTTAGTCAGCTGATAAAAAATAAAATAGGATTAGATTTACCAAGAGCTATAGGGTCGGCATTAGAATACATGCAGACATTAGGTAATATATCTGTTCGTAACGAAGGACTAAGAAATCTATTTAACATCTTTGGTATGCAATCTAAAAAAATAAAAAGTTTAGAAAGAACTTATGAAACATTAACTCAGTTCTCTACCAAACCAAATGTGTTCGATACAAAATATAAAGGGGAAGAAACTGTTACAACCAACGAACAGTACAAAAAACTTATAGACACTGATAAAAGTGGTACCGAAGCAGGAAATGTAGGGCCTACTGATTTAGAAACAAAAAATGCAGGGAAGCTACTTTCTTTTGCAGCTTTATACAGAGCTAAACAAAACGGTGAAGATTCAACTATTGAAAAAGCATCTAGCTTAAGAGAAATAAAAGACGGTTCAACTGAAGAGATTATTAATCGTAAGGCTGCAAGAGAATTAGAAGACATGGGTCTAGTAACTATAGAAGAATTTATAGAGGGTATACCATACGATATATCTATAGAAGATGACACAGGTAATCTTGAATCAAGAAAATTTATACCCGAAGATGGTAAGTCTCACGGCGAAACTAACGAGGATGGATTTAAAATTACCCCTAGAATTTATAAAATATATTTAGAGATGCGTAAAGCTATTAGTAAGTCAGCTATAGATGTGTTTGAATCAAGTCTTGATGCAGGTAAATTTGAGAGGCAAGATTCAATAAATAACTTCTTAAAAAGTGTTGGCCAAGACTCAAACTTAACTGGGGCTAGAGAAACATTCATACTAATTATGGATAAGTATAAAGAGCTACGCCAAGAAGAGGCGATTGGTAGTAGGAAAACAGATTATACAACTAAAGCTAAAGCTAAGTCTGACTTGTTTATAAGGGAAGTTAACCGTGCTTTGTTTGAACCATTAAAACTTAAAGACTGGAGAGATGGTAACGCAGGTGTAGGTGTAGAACAAAATTATAAGCCAACGGATTGGGATAAGAATACTAGCAAACCAAACACAGATGCTCAACCTATATTTGCTTTTCCTATAGAAAAATACGCAAGAATTATAGAGGGGTTAGACGAATTAAACGCTATGTTTAAAGTAAGTAAACAAGGGAATCCCGAAGCTAATAAAATAACTAATACTATTAAAACTTTATTTGCTCTAGAAGAAGGTAATAGGCAGATAGAATTTAATTCTAAGCGTACTTTAATGACAGGCTATGTACAATTTGCTAGACGTGGTAAGTATCAAGTGGAGACTATAGCCTTTGACAAAGATAGAAAAATAATAAAACTTGCCGACCAATATAAAAATGCTATGCCATACTTTCAAGTTGAATCCGGAGATGATGCTAGAGATATACAAATAAAAGTTGGAGAAAATTTTGGTAAAAACCTATTTGTAGTTAAAGATTCATCGGACCAAGAGGTTGAAGTTACATTAGAACCAGGAATTAGTGAAGCTAGAACAGCATCTTTAATGTCGCTTGACCAAAACCTAACTGGTTTCTTAAGAATTGCTGATGCCTTAGGTATAAATCTTTCTGCTAAAGATAAAGATAAAGTTATTAAAGGGCTTACAGAAACAGGGTCAGCAGCTAGAAACAAACTACCTCGTGTTGGTAAAGCAGGTTGGGACCCAGATGTAGTACGAACTCAAGCCATGTACTTACGAGCACAGTCTCATCTAGCAGGTAAAACTTATTTTGAACACAAACTTAATAATGTTATATCTGATGAAAAAAAATGGTTAGGTGATAGAGAATTACTAGATGAATTAAAAGAAACTTTGGATAGAGTAGACACTGTAGATAATACTAACGAAGCCGAAAAACAATTAGCCAGAGCAAATTATGATGAGTACGCTAACATGTATAGATATAGTGCACCTACTTTAGAAAGTTCTAAAGGTGACATTACTATATACGAAATGACAGGTGTACTTGCTAATGTAAGAACACCTAAACAAGTTAAGCCTGAAGGTAGGGGTGAAGAGTATAGAAAGACTGCCAACGATTTATTAGCTTACTATGGTAGCGGTGACAACATAGTAGATTCAACAGAAGATGTTCTTGAAACTAGTAAACTAGGACAGAACCTTAAAATATTAGCAGTGTCTTCTCAACTAGGTGGTTCTGTTGCAACTGCTATAATTAATTCAATGTCCATGGTTACTCATAGTATACCGTTCCTTGCAACCTATAATCCTAAGACTGGTTACGGCGGTGGGTTTGGTATATCTGCTTCATCTGCAGCAATGCTAAGAGCTGTTAGTGAAATGAGTGATGGTATAAAAACAAGATTAGGTTTAACGGAAGATGGACTATCAAAAAGTTTAGCTAACTTAGATTTTATGCATAAAGTAACTGGCTATGACCGTGAGACAGGTAGGTATGCTCTTAAGACAGATGTTAGCGAGATAGATAAAACAAGATACGCCGAAGCTAAACTATTACAAGATGAATATAATATAAGTGAAGATGAAGCTCAAGCTTTACATAGAGCAACATCTGATGGGGTGCTTCAAGCCGCTCAGTACAATGCACTAGTAGGTTCAGCAAGAGGTGGTATGACAAACACCACATCTGGTTTCCTTAAAAAATGGATGACATTGTTTTCTTACACAGAACAACTTAACAGAAGAGCTACATTCTTAGCAGCTTACAGATTACAAAAAGAAAAACTTAGAGCAGGAAACGATGCTAAGTATAATGTAGAAGGTATAACTGAAGAAAGAAAAGCAGAACTAGATATAGAGATTCAAGGTTTAGCTGCACAGTTTGCTGAGGTAGCAGTAAATACATCTCAAGGTGAGTACTCTATGTTCAACAGACCTAAGATATCTAGAGGTCCGCTACTTAATTCTATAATGATGTATAAGCAGTTTGTTTTTATTAGTGTTGAGCTTATGAAAAACTTAGGTAGGAACGAAAGAATATATTTCTTAGCATTACTGTTCTTACTATCAGGTATGAAAGGATTACCTTTTGCAGAAGATATTACAGATTTAATTGACACATTAACTCAAATGTTTGGCATTAAAATGGGCACAGTAGAGAAAGAATTAAATATGTTTATTGAAGAGGTTGCCCCTGGAATGTCACCATTGGTAATGAGGGGAGTCATAGATAAATTTAGTGGAGGTACTATATCCACAAGGTTAGGCTTCGGTGATTTAATACCACTAACTGGTATTGCTAAAGCAGGTTCAGACCCTTGGAGAGAAACTCAAAACTTCTTAGGTCCTGTATGGGCAGCGGGAGACCAAACAGTATCTGCTCTAACTTTACTTACAAACTGGAGTGCAGAAGTTGTTGGTATAAAAGATGACACAACAAACTTTAAAGATGTTCTAAGGTCACAACCTTTTGGTGGTATAAGAGCTATAGCAGACGCATATAGTTATTATGATGATGGTGTTATTACTAACAAGCAAGGCAAAGTATTAGATAAAAATGTTGCCTTCCATGAAATATTTCTTAGAGCTTTAAACTTCTACCCAGCAAGTGCGTCCTATCAAAATGATATTATACGTATGACTAAACAAACAGGTGACTATGTTAAATCAATTAAAGCAAAATTTTCTGAGGCATATGTTAAAGCAAGAATCTCAGGAGACAGAGGCGAGATGAGGAGGGTTGAAAGAGCTGTTAAAAATTACAACAGAACTAGTAGAAACACCGAGTTTTATTTAGATGATTGGAAAACCTCAGCTAATAGAATGTATGACGCTTGGAAGTTACCAGCTGCTGAAAGATTTAAAAAGTTTGCAACAAAAAGGTCTCGTCCAGATATAGAAAAACTAATGGAAGCGTACGATATTCAGTAGCCTAGAGTACACCAACCTTTAATTGCTGGCCTTCTCGAGGCTGTTAGGCCTATGGTTTTTTGTCAATCACCTGTAATTGTCCGTATGATAGGTCATCTGCTTCTACATCAGCATTTTCTAGCAGGCTTTGAAATCTAGGATGAGTTAGATTAAATCCAATCACATACTGCTGTGCTAATTTAACTGGGGTGTCTTTACCTAGTGACGCTTTCTCCGACCTAGGAGTAGCGACCACGTTCTCATCAACAAGTTCCTGTTTGAATGTCTTGTAGTCAGCACCACGCACAGACAACCACTTCCTAAAGTGAGTTCGGTCTACCATCATTGTGCCTTTATCAAACTGTTCTAATGCAGACTTACGATACACATCTAATCTTATTCTTATGTCTCCTCTTGGTATCCTAGAGAAATCAGGCTGTGATTTCTGACCTATGGTATGCATGACAGTAACAGATGTATCAGCTGAGTCAGCCATGTACTCTGCAACTAAATCAAATGCGTCTACTTGGTTCTCTTGTACTGACCTACGGATAGCTCCTATCTGTGATAGTACCCACTCGGTAGACTGCTCATACTCAAAGTTTATTAGACCCCAATCTTTAGCAAGGCTCATAGATAAATCAGATAGTATGATTGCTTGCTCCCAGTATCTTTCTTCACCACTAAACTTAGCCTTGTATTTTTTAGCAAAGTTAGCTGTGGCTTCTGCTATAGCAGACTGGATTCCTTCTTCTCCCATCTCAAGTAACTTCTTAATGAATACCTTACCAGCTTCACCATAGTTAGTATGGATTGCGTCGTAAATCTTTTTACCTACATTAGTATCTCTAGTAAACACAGCTGATGAAGGGACTGTTACTTCTAATAGTCTAGCCATCTGTGCATCTGTATCTAAACCAGAAGCAATTAGCTTACTTTGTAGAGACTTGTTGGTAGATACTATGACAGGTGTAGCCCAAGACTTTGCTTCTCGTTCTTCCGAGTTACGATTAAGTCTAGCTTTATCTCTACCTTGAGACACCCAGTAACAGAAGTCTCCGACCTCTTTATCATTCATCATAGTTACTTCATCTATAGTAAGCGGTAGGTTAGCGTATGTACCAAGACGTGAGAACAAACTGTTCTGTGTGTACTTGGCAGCAAAATGTAGCTTATCAGGATTACCATATATAGACTGTGCCCAGTACTGAGCCAGTGTTTTACCACCACCAGTTGGTCCATACAGTGATACCGTCAATCCTTTAAGTCCAGTAAAGTTATATAGAGGTGCTGAAAATCCTACACCTAATACAAACATATGTGATTTAAGATTAGCTTTCTCTAATACAGAAGTCAGGTTAACCCACTGTTGTAGTGAGCCCTTAGTACTAAACATATCTGTACTGCTTTTGGATACAACTGAAGCTAGGTTAATCTTCTCCTCTGTAACTGACCCATCATCCTTACGCCTTAGTATAGTGTTACCTAAGATAAATGATTTGTTATGTTCTTTCCAACCCATAGTTGAATACAGGTTAGTCATTGTACGAATCTGTCTTAGTTCATCCATGTAAGTTCTTAACATAAGCTGGAAGTACTCCGTTTGTTTCTTATTGTACAATACAATACCTTGGTCTGCTATAGCACTAGGAAACTCACGGTTTCCATCAGTGAGATATGCTTGTCTTAACACAAGTTCTTGCCACCCCATGTGAGGTCTGTTCCAATGATACCTTACTGTCTCGTATCCTAATGATTCATCATACCCATAAGCTACAGGGTATATATCAAACTTACATACATCTATATCTGTGTCATCTAGGGTTAGCTTTATACCCTCTTTAGTTCTTTTAAATGGTTTAGGCATGGGTACTGAGTTAGCTATCGTGTCAGGAGCTTCCTTAATTACAGGAGCTTCTTGGTATTGTACTCCCAGCCTAGCTGGTGAGCCTATCTTACCCTTGTATTTACAGCCCTTACATCCAGTGGGTCTGTCTGTTTCAAACTTCGAACAGGTTGCCGGGCCCGAAGCCGACTCTCTCCACTGAACAAGTTTGTCTATGGTTGCTCTTTCATTATATCTGCTGTGTCCTTTAGACCATTCTATAGCTGTCTTCTCAGGGTCAGTACAAAATGCGGCTACTCCTATCATGCTGTACCATAATGGTTCATCTACCTTGTCCTGATTAGCCATAGCCCACTCTATTTGCTTACACTTAGTAGCAACAATAGAGCCTATAGCTGGTTGATACTCTTGATTACTAACTAAATTAGACAGCAACGAGTTGTCCTGTGATGAACTACTGTCTGACCGTACATCTCGACGATAGTAATACGATAGACATTCTTGTACCACCATGTTGTCAACAGGTTTAGATGGTACTAATAGTTTAACTTCATTCCCGTTCTTTGGATTGTGTGTACCTATAGGTCTTAGTACTAGTGCACTGTTTGCTGTAAGTCCTGCGTCAATTTTAAATTCTTTATCTATAGCTGCTTGCTTCATAGCTTCAGCTAGGGGTCTCCAATCTTCAGGAGGTAGTTCTTTTTCTAGTAACCAGTACACATGCAGTCCATTACCTGAGTGTATAATCATAGGCTTAGGTAAGCCCATCTCATCTACAAATTTACCCAGTGCTGATAGTCCTTCTTTCCAAGATGGATAGGGTTTGGTAGGTCCACAGTCTACGTCTATAGCTATAACTTTAGTAGCTCGTACGTTGTCTTGCTTCCTGTTACCCTTCTGTTTGAATGCGGATATAGCAAAGTAAGTATTGTTCTTAGTCTTATCTAATCTTTCGCATACTTGTGCCAGCTCGTCTACTGTCTTAAAGAATCCTTGTTTTCTGCCGTCAGTATTAATAACTGTAGTAACATAGAATCCCTCTGTCGGTAAGACTTGCTGGAAAAATTCCAACATATTCATGATATACTCTCCCCTCGATTACTCATTAAGGTGGCTAGGAGTAAACAACTAATAACCACCCGTATTATTTATACTATTATTTTTTATCTAAAAGCTCAAGAAGCCTTTTGAATCTATTTTTCTGCTCAATCGAAATGATTTCAGGCTGAGGCCATCCACCTTCCATAGCTTTCAATAAGATTCTTAGAGTTCTTCTTACTCTATCTTCGTTATTCCTACGGACAGGCTTTCCCTTTACCCATCCGTAATAAGTCATGCGAGATATTTCTAGTAACTCAGCCATGTTACTTGTAGTAAGTAGCATATGCTTCCTTAGAGCTTCTATTTTCTTGAAGTCTAATGGAGCTTTGTTAGTCATCAGTTTCCCCTATCAAGTTAGCTATCTCATCTGCTAGGCTAGTACCTTCTTTAGTTACTGCAACAGGTGCAGGCTCTTCAACAGGTACGGGTTTAGCTTTAGGTTTAGCTTTAGGTTTTGTTGGTGCAACTTCTGCAGCGGCAGCGGAAACGTTAACACTTATGTCAACTTCTTCAGGTGTGTCTGTCGACTCATCGGAAGAGAAAGTAAAGCCTTCTTCTTCACCGAATCCAAAGTTTCCACCTGCACTACCCTCAACGTATTCAATAATCTGAACAGCTCCGAGTCTTATAGTTACACCACAACCAATAGCTGAGTTGTAAAATGATACCACACCACCCACTCTGAGCACTGAGCCACCATATATATTATGGTCTACCATTAGGTTATTCTTTGCGTCCACTACAGATGGTTTGTATTTAGATTTAAACTTAATAATAACATTGCCTGTTTCATTTCCGTCTTCATCCACTTCATTACTATAAGGTATTGGAGCTGATTTTATTTTCTTGTTAGGGTTTTTATCTTTCTCAGCTTTGATACCAGCAAGTAATACAGCATTGATTTGCTCGATTATAGGCTGAGCTTCTTCAGCAGGTATAGATAAATTAACTTTGTACTTACCATCAGAATACTCTCTGCCTTCATCAGGCTTACTGATATACGGATAGTGAGCTATACCTTTTGGTGTTAATATTTTTGTTGTCATGTTTAGTCCTCCGACTTATTGTTGATTGTGTATCCTACTTCATCAGTGAATCCATATTCTTCTGCGGGAGTAGTTGGTTTATTTGTCACAGCAAGTTCACCTGTCACCATCTTTACAACGTCCGCATCGATAATCGAATCGACGTATGATTGAGCGTCTTTAGAAACAAGACCACCAAACTTAAACTTAAGTTTAGGGAATGTAACTTCAGTATCAAACGACAGTGTTGTCTTACTAATCTCAGGTGCAATACCTCTCATAGACAATGTCTTTTGATATGCGTTCAAACTCTTCAAAGATGAAGGGGTTACTTGCAGTAGATAAATTTCTTTAGGTTTGTCTGCAAAGGTAATAGCAAGTCTTTTAATATCGGAACATGCTTTAACTTTGAATCCTTGTGGTGTAACTCTAGACCCCCATGAATTTTGAGAGCACAGTGCACATACATCACTTTGAATTAGGGCACTATTTTTATTGGGTGTTATACCATCAAGTGAATAACAGTCAGGTGTATATGACTCTCTATCAGCAGAAAATTCTCCTTCATAATATTGCTTAGCTAGTCCAGGGTTCGCACCTACGATTACCACGTCTAGACTTGTTTGCTCAAGTGTTTCAGTTTTATCCTGAGACACAATATGAAAGCGAGAATCTTTAATAGATAGTCTTGAGCTAATCATTAGTCACTCACCTTAACAGCTGGTTTTCTAACGTTGATATCAATACGTGTACCATAGTTCACACCTGATGGTACAGCTTTATTAGCCTCAATATATCCACGCACTGCTGTTTTACTAACTCGTTTCTCAAGCAAATCAAATGCCTCATTGTCTTTTATAAAAGATAATACTGCGTCCCAATCTGCTACCTGTGCAAAGTCAGTGGTCGTTAGAAATGCTGTACCATTGGCTGTCTTAAAAGAATCCACACCATCTTGGTCTGCTCTTTCCTTTAGCCATGCCTCTAGTTTAGCCATCTGTTCTTTAAGTTCTTTAACCTTTGCCTTAGACTCAGATTCAATAGCCTCTTTCTGATTTCTAAAATTTATATATGTAGATATAACTTTATCTACAGTTACTATTCTTATAGTCATTCGATTGTTCCCTCCTTAATTAGGTCTAGTAATAGACCTTGTAGTTTCTGTTTGTTCTTTAGTCGCTCAAACATTTTATGTTCGAGGTCAGTTGCCTCTATATGTACTATGTTTGATACGTGTTTTTTGCCTATCCTTTCTATCCTGCCGTTAGCCTGAACGTATTGCTCGTTGCTTGTCACTGGTCCATACCATATGATAGTGCTAGCAGAAGTTAGTGTCAGACCATGAGCCATAGTTGCAGGATGTGCTACTAAGACATGAGGGTCTTTTGTATGTTGGAAGTCATAGAATATTTTGTTTCTTTTATTAGCCGAAACTGCACCATTGACTACACCAACACTCCATTGCTTTGAGAGTATTCTCTCTAACATCTTTAGTGTTCCTGTTAGTGGAACAAATACTATTACCTTGCCACCTACTTCTTCTATAACTTCTTTAACTAAGTTAACTCTAGGTGCACAATCTAATTCTATATGCTGACCATCATCTCCGTACACAACACCACAACTTATCTGCACAAGTTTCTGTAGTTTAACTGCCTCATTGACAGCTGTTATCGTGCCTTCTTGTGCCAGTTCTGTTACATAATGCTTTAACATTTTATCGTGGTGGTCTTTTTGTTCTACAGTAAGGGGTACTTTCCTAGTCTGAAATACAGTATCAGGTAGGTCAAGACACTCATCTCTGCTATATCGTACAGCAGGATACAGTACATGCTTAACAATATTTATAGACTCAGGTCTTGGTATCCATTTCCATTGCCCTATCTTTAACATGACTGACTCTCTAAATGCTGTATAAGTTTTACTAACATAGGGACTACCTACTAACTTAGCCAATGCCCATGCGTCTGTTGGGTCATTAGGTGTAGGTGTACCTGTCATCAACCATAACTTTATATCAGGGTGCAGGGATAAATATTTCCTAAGTATCTTAAACTTGTTGGTGGATGGGTTACGTAACACAGCCGCCTCATCTACTATGATGAGGTCAAACATATTCTTAGCCTCCTCAGATATAATTCCAAATCCATCATGGTTAATAATAAAAAAATCTGCATTGGTTTTAAGTAATTGTTTTCTCCTAGCACTAGTTCCATGTAGTGTAACAGCCTGTCTATGTGGAAATCCCATGAAGATACCATCACCCCATACTCTCTCGAGTGTGGATAGTGGTGATATAATTAATACTTTCTTAATAACTTTTGTCTGCATTAGATAATCACATGCCCATAAAGCTGATTGTGTTTTACCTGTACCTATCTCGTTAAGTACTAATGCTTTGTCGTTCATAGTTAGAAAAGCTGATGTCATTTTCTGATGTTCATATGGGATAAAGTCTCCACACCAATCGTAATAATGTAGTATGGGTGAGGGTACTTTAAATCCTAGCGTACGTAATGCTCTGGAAGCAGGTATTGTATGTGGTGTGACAACAAGTTGCTGGTTGTTAAACATAAGTTGTCTAGCGTCAGGTATAACGTCTAATACCCTGTTAGGATTCTTTAAGTTTAATGCTATCGCTTTTGATTTCTCTACTACTATCATTTAATTCTCTCTATATATAGTCTAACTTGGTCAATCGTTTGGTCATCATATACAACAAAACAAATACCTCCTGCTAGTTCTATATGTTTCATACACTGAAGTTGTAAGGCAGTGGGTTTCTTAGTCCTGTCTGCCTTACACTCTACTCCAATAAAAAATCCATTTACACAGAGTATCTTGTCAGGTATTCCTGCTCTACCAAATGCTCCTGCTTGGGGGTTATAAAACCATACCTCTCTATGGTAAGACTTTAACATCTTGTCAAGTTTAAGTTTTATTTTTCCCTCGGGTGTTGTAGCCATATAGTAAGTATACCTAAGCATACACTAGTGTCAAGTATTATAACTTTGCATACTCACATATATTTTTAGCAGGGCACCATGGGCATAGTCCACTAGGTCTTGCTGGAAAGTTCCCTGTCTTATAAGACTGATTGATTCTTTCTATACGAGCCAACAAGTCTGCCCACATTAAACTTGTATGATTAGAAGTGTAGGTCTCGGTGTCAGTCTTCCCCTCTTTCAACCATACCAAAGATGACTTAACCTTTTCTACTTCAGGGTAGTGTTTGAATACCTGTAAAGCAAAGAGTTGTAGTTGCATGAAGTCAGGTCTACGTTTACCTGTCTTCCAATCTATTACTATAGCTGTCGAATCTTTTATAATAAGTACGTCAAGTATGCTACGTAACCATGCGTCCTCATCCCACCAACCTGTTGGTGTAAGGTTTTCATTAAGACATAGCTGTTGCTCTGCAAGAAGGGTAGCGTCCTTAGTCAGTTCTTGTAAAGTTGTGCAGACTTGTTCGTGTTTGCTTGACTCTTGAGGCAGGGCCGTCCCATGCAGTAACCTGTTTTCTAAATCAGAATGCACTCGCTCTCCAAACTTAGTAGCCTCACTACCTGTGTCTGTAACTTCCTTGTTAACACGTTGGTGCATGTATCGTTTCGGACAATTCTCATACATCTTTATAGAAGAATAACTATGAGTTAGTTTCATGAATGCATTTTCTTTAGTATGTCATGCTTGATAGCCTCAAGCTGTCCCACATCTAATAGTGCGTCAACAATCCCTATCGAATATTTAAGGTACTTACCTTTTATCTTTACCAATACAGTAAGAGAATCAAATTCTTTAGGCTCTACATTTTTAATATCTTCGTGCACTTTTTCTAGTAGTAGTAGTCCCTCCTCTTGGATTCCTTTTCTTTCTGATTTTATTTCTTTCCCATCTACACCTATTATGTCTGTCATTTTGCCTCTCCATAGTTAAATCCTACTCCACTTTCACAAGCCACGGGTAAGTCCTGTGCCCAGCTGGGTGAAGTAGACATGATTGTCTCAACATGTTGTTGTGTGTCCGACTTGTTTTCTTGCATCACGCACACGATTATCTCATCATGTACTTGGAATAAGACTTGGTAATGCTTACCTATCTCAACCATTTGTTCTGATACTACTATCCTAGCCAGTGCTTGAACAACATTCTCTGTTACTTTACCACCATAAATCCTAGTCCAATCCTTATCCTCTACACTTCCAGTAGTGTTTAACTTCCTGTAAGTCCTAGCATTAGATATGTACTCGAATCCATCTGATGTTCTTCTTAGCTCAGGGTATCTGACCCTAAGATTGTTTGGTAATATAATTCCTTTCGAATCATACTTACACATGCCACTCCCTATAGACCCTACTCCTCCACCAATCATGGTCTCTAATGCATGACCACATAGCCTCCAAAAAGAAACTATGTTGTGGTTTTTCTGTCTATATAAAGTAACAATTCTTTTAGCCTCGTTTAAATCTATGTCTACTGACAACCCACCTTGACCCATAGCCAACGTGTCCTTAAACTTTACTGCCCCCATACCATAGCCTAAACCTAGTATGCAAGTCTTACCTACAAACCTCTCTAGCTTGTCTTTCTTTGTAATCTTTCTACCATATACATCACTAGCAAACTCACTGTACACATCTCTACCCTCTCTGAATGCTTGTACTAAATCTTCTTGCTTACTTATATATGCAACCATTCGTGCCTCAATCTGTGATGAGTCACATGCTATCAGTACGTTACCTTTGGGTGCTACTAAAGATTTCCTTAGAGCACCACTACGAGGTAAGTTCTGTAAATTTAATTTATCACCACCTGAAAACCTGCCTGTGTGTGCACCATAATAGTTGAGCATTATAGGTAGACTACCTCTGTCTGCTACTGCTATTAGATTCTCAGTTCGTGTCTCCTCTATAGTAGACTTTACACCTAGCCTTGCTGATACAAGTTGTTGCACCACAGAATTAGGATGTTGTTGTAACTTTATAAATTCTTTATCTGTCTTAGCAAAGGCAAATGTTTCCTTGCCTGTCCTAACTGAAGTCTTCATGGGTGGTGTTACACCTACATGTATAAGTAACTTAGCAAACATTGGGTTAGACATAAGAGCTTTCTTTACTTGAATGTTTGACAGCCCTTTGGTAGATAACGTGTCAAGTAGTTGCTGTTTGTTAAGCTTTACTCTTGCCAGGTGAGTGACTAGCAGTTCTTTATCTAGTTCAATAGTAGGGTTGGTATACATACGTAAGGTTTGGTCAATGACCATAAGTTCTGATGTGGGAAATCCTTTTGATAGTTTCTTCCACAGTTTATAGGTAAGCTCAACATCATTGATACAGTAGTTAGCATAGTCATCAAATTCTTGGGGTGTAAAGTCTGCTTTTGTTTTACCTAATGCATTGATAACTTCAGTACCTTTAGTTCCTATCTTATAGTACTTTGACAATGCACTTAAGGAACAACCTGTTGTCATACTATGCTTGGGTCTAGCCATAGACATAGTATCAAACCAAAACTTAGGGTCTATGCCATACTTCCACTGAAGTATAGACCCATCAAAAGCTGTGTTGTGTGCAAGTATAACCTTATCTGAATAGTCTAATGAGTTTAAAAACTTACCAACATCATCACCCCCATACCAATCTGTTGGCATGTCATTAACTTTAATAGCTACACCTATCACCTCAAACCTATCATCACGAATGTAAGCCTCAGTTGTCATCTTGGACAATGAGTACTCCCTATCGTAATAGGTTTCAAAATCTATGGTTACTATATCCATTACTTGTTCTTCTCTTGCTTGATTAGGTAGTCTAAGTACCACCTTGCTTTCTCTAAATCTTTTAAGGGTGTGCCTTTGTATGGATACCTTGTGATGTACTTAATAATATTACCAACCACATACCCCATGCCCCATGAGTTTATGTACTCTATTGTTTCAATGCCTTTTGTATAGTGGTCAGGGTGATTGACCATATCTTTTTTCTTCATGATAAATACTCTACCTTACTATCGTGTAAACTATATAATGACACTCCTTTCCCACAATGTAAAGAATGTTCGTTAGTAACTCCTACTGCCTCACTTGCAGTTGCACCCATACTTAATGCACCATAAGCAAACTCTTTACCATCTCCGAATGCACATGGTGTAAACCCCTGCTCTACTGGGAATGGTGAGTCATCATAAACTATCAGACCTTTGTCTCTGTCTATGACAACAAGTTGCTGTGTGGTAATCCTACTTGTCCCTGTGCGTAATCCGTATGGATACTTCTCAGGGTCAGCACCATTAGTAAACCACTCTCTTAAAGTTATAATGTATTTAAGGTATCCTACCCCTGATACTATGTAAGGTTTGTCATCTCTCATTACATACCATGCTTTGTCTGTCTCCCATTTAAGTGAGCCATCACTAGCCTGTCTGTCTGTGGCTAAGGTTTCGCCATCCCATACTACTACTGTCATTTGTCTTCCTCCTTATTATCTTTATCATCTTGTGCATACTGGTGGTCATAACCTTGATAGTTCTCGATTACTTCTCCTGTTTCTGCGTCTTCTCTATACACATCATAGTAATGACAATCTTGGCAACCCATAACATGCCCTGTCTCATCATCATTAAAGTCTTCTTGGTGAGCATTGTATGAGCCACACTCAGTACAACACCACTCTCCTGTTACACTACTCATTGTCTTGTTCCTCCTTATAATAAAATATAATATTGCCCTCTATCTCTCCTATTGTTTTTCCCTTTTCATTTTCTGTGACTGCTCTTTGTTGGTCATCATCTAC